TCCCTCTTTGCATATATAATTATATAAAATTATATTATTTATAACTGTATCATGGACTACTCATAGCTAGATGAGTAGTCCATAACACAATCTCTTATTTCCATATTTTAAAGGAGGTAAACATGATTGTACAATCATAGAATACTCACAACAACAGTAAAAGTATTTAAACTTTTACTAATATGTTTAAAAGTTATATATTATAATAGTGAATGTTAATGGTATAAAATTATACTATAAGTAAACATTAGGATAAATGTATTCTTATTTTAATTAAAGGAGAATAATATGGAAAAGAAAATCGGCGTGTTACATGAAATCGGTGACCTTGGTTTAGGATTCGATGAAGTACCACAAGAACAAGAGCAAGCTCTAAAAGAGCAAATGCAAGATCAACAAAAAGAAGACAAATAGTCTTGCAATGCGATGGGGCGTAATACTCCATCGCATTTACATTGTATTTTAAGATTATAAGGACGGTGAGGATAATGGTTAAGAAACTTACATTATTATGCATCGCCATATTGGTATCTATATTACCAATAAAGGCACTAGAGAGTGATCGTCAGAGTGATGACACATTAGACGTTGTAATGCAATTCATAGTTAAGAATAACGATGACTATAGTGACAAAGTAAACAATCTTATCAATAATGATAAAGATAAGAAAGATAATGAACGTATGCAGAAGAAAGAAAATGTGGATCCAAATACTGCTAGAGTATTAAATCAATACGTTCAAGTAGCTAAACAAGAAGCTTTACGACAAGCTGCTGCTAAAGAAGAAGCTAATAAGAAAGCTAACTCAAGATACTATGTAGATCAAAATTCAGACTTATCTAATAAGTCTGTTTATGTGACTACAGAAGATATGAATAATATCATTAGACACTTTGACCCAAGTGGTACATCTCCATTCCAAGGTCAAGGTGATATATTTATTGAAGCATCAAAAGAATCTGGACTAGATCCAATCTATATCTTCGCTCATGCATCATGGGAATCTGATTATGGTAGATCTTATCTAGCCAGAGATAGAGGCAACTATTTTGGCATTAATGCTATTGATGCTAATCCTAATGCGGCTCATCATATGGGCAATACTGTTTATGATGGTATCGTCAATGGTGCTGTATGGATTAGTAAAAATTATTACCAGGAGGGACAAACAAGTTTAAACTCAATGATCTACGGTCATAAGAGATATGCACAGGCTGCTGGGGCATGGATTAAAGGTGTTAATGGAATCATGTCTGAATCTTATTCATACTTAAGACAGTCTCGTGGTATGTAGATTATAACTAAAAGTAATACATTAAGGTAATCGTTGGATAGGCTTTAATTAGTCTATCCAATATTATATATTTTTATAATGAAGGAGAATTTATTATGAAGGCTAAATTAATTGGTATTGGTGCTGCTGGTAATAAAGCAGCTATGGCGGCTATCGAGCAAGGTGTATTTAGAAGAGATGAAGTACTTCTTATTAATACAACTCGCAAAGATATGAAAGATGAATATGATGACATCAATGTAATCATTGGTGGTGGTATGGGCGGTTGCGGTAAAGAACGTGGTCGTGCTAAAACTATCACTATTGAATCTCTTAAATCTGAAAAACTTAAAATTGATTCTTTCCCAGATCCTACAGATGATGCAGTAGTAATTGTATCCTCTTCTGAAGGTGGTACTGGTTGTGGATCTTCTACAATCTTAGCGAAATATATTCGTGAAGTATTGAATATGAATGTCCATCTAGTAGTATTCACTGGCTTTGAAGATGATGCTCGTGGTCTACAAAACACTGTAGAATACTTCCAAGAACTTCAAGACAACTATACTGTTGAAGCTATCAGCAATAAGAAGTTCTTATCTTCTAGCAAGAATAAACAAGAAGCTGAACGTAAAGCTAATGATGAATTCTGCACTCGTATGCGTACATGGCTTGGTTTAGACTTAGTTGATTCTGATCAAAATATCGATGAAACAGATTTGTATAAAATCTCTACAACTCCTGGTTTCATGACAATCGAAACAGCTTACTTTGATGGCATTAAGAAACAATCTGATTTGGATAAAATATTCGAAGAAATGATTTATGCTACAAAGAGCTTAGATTTCACTCCAACAGCTAGACGTATTGGTGTATTCATGTATGCATCTGAACGTACTCAAAACGTTGGTTTCGATAATGCTAAAATCCGTGAAGAATTAGGTGAACCATTTGAATTCTTCACACATATCCAAACAGTACCAGCTGGTCAAGAACGTGTATGTATCATGGCTTCTGGTATTAAACTTCCTACAGAAGAAGTTGAAAAGATTTATAATGAATATAAAGCTAGAACTTCTAATGTAGATAAAAAGAAAGATGGCTTCTTTGACCAAATTGGTGGTATGAAGATGGAAGAAGATGATGATATGTTTAACCTATCTAATTCTGCTATCAAGAACCCTACAGTTAAAGTTAAAGAAAACTTCTTTGATTCTGTAAAAGACGACGTTTTAGTTATCAAAGTAGATGGTAAGAAAGGTAATAAATCTTCCAAGATTGATGACTTCGAAGAACGTTATTAAGAAAGGAAGCATATATGGGTCTATTTGATAAATATGTAAAACCCAGCAGAGTTTACGCAGAGGACGTTCCGTTCTCTGCAGTAATCAAGAAATCTGCTGAGACTATAGTGAATGAATTGGATAATTTAGATTGGTCTAATCATGATATCGCATATAGGTATTTTGAAGATAACTTATCCGATATCATTTACTATCTAGGTGAAGGTGTTAAACCAATCTCTAGATGCTTATATATTAAGTTTGAACCATGGCAATATATTGCAATGATTATGGTTCAAAATCGTCCACAACTTGCTGAAGATAGAATTCGTGTACTTAATAATGAGATATATGAATTATTTGAAGTTATCAATGAATCAGCATTTGATCCAGATAGATTTGGTAAGACTCTTACAGCGTTATACAAGATCTCTAAGGTTATCAATGAACGTATCTACAAGAAATTAGATTATGTCGATTGTACTAATAAGCAGTTGAATACAATACTTTCTGTAGCACGTTATTCTAGTAAGAGTGAGACAATTAATATTAGTCGTGTTAATACTTCAATCATGAGATATATGGACCCATCTCAAACATGTGAAGAAGACTTAATGGATCTATATGGTGAACTCTTCTATGAAAACTTTGAGGAGTTCTTTGTAACTTCAATGCTAGAATCTGGTGAAGATCCTAAGATTAATACATATACTAAGAACTGGATGTTTGACTTAGAAACTAATGCTATGCTATTCATGTTAAATGAACGTCCTATGACAGTCATCAAACGTGTATTGACTAAGTATAGTCAAGAATGTCTACGTCTACAAAAAGTTCGTAAAGATGTACGATGCTCTATGTTAGCTTTATCTGCAGATTATGATAAAGTCTTATATATAGCAGAAGAACTTAAAGAGCAAGGACTCTATATATTCTAAACAACTATCCCAAGGTAGTTTAACTACCTTGGGGTATTTTATTTTTTTACTCCTCCTGGAACTTATTAGTAACTTATAATAATATTTTTTAGGAGGATTTTATTATGGGCTTATTAATTGAACGTGTAGCTGAGGTAACTGGCTACTCTCCAGAGCAGGGTCTATATGACGTTGCATATCCAACAGGATTTTTAAATTTTGATTCCCTAAATGGCTATAAGCTAAACTGTTATAATGACAAAGGTGAGATTACACCTGTAACACATCGAGGTATTCTTGATGGGTCTTATAACTTACTTATTGGTCGCTCAGGTTCTGGTAAATCTACATTTGCTGTACAAGCGGCGGCTAATATTATTAACCAATTCCCAGATGCAGAAATGGTTATCCAATCCATGGAAGGTGGTATTACAATTCCACGTTTGGAAACGCTAACTGGTTATATTGGTCAAGACTTATTCAATCATGTTTCTATTAAGAATAGTGGTATCACTGCAGAGTCTATCTATGATGATATCTATACTATCTATGAAACTAAATTAAAGAATAAAGATAAACTTATGTATGATACTGGTATGAGAGACTCTACTGGTAATCCAATTACTAAGTTTATCCCAACTGTTATGATTATTGACTCTATTGCATTATTAGCCCCAGAACGTATTGCAGATAAAGGCGAATTATCTGGTCAAATGGCGGCTACAGCAATGGCTAAAGCAAATACATCTCTCCTTAAAGGTGTAATGCAATTAATCAAAGCAACTAATATTATCTTATTAGTAATCAACCATATTACTGAAAAGATTGAAGCTAGTGCATTTATGCATACTAAAGGTCAATTGATGTATCTTAAACAAGGTGAGTCTTTACCTGGTGGTAGAGCTGTAACCTATTTAGCAAATAATATCATTCGATTTGATGATAGTAAACTTAAAGAAGAGACATTTGGGTTCTCTGGTTCCCAAGTAGATATCTCTTTAGGTAAGTCTCGTACAAATAAAGCTGGTAAATCTACGCCATTAATCTTCTCTCAAGATTTTGGTTTCGATCCACTTTATTCTCTAATGGTTATGCTTAAAGATGCTGGTAAGATTGCCACTAAAGGTGCTTACTTAGAATTAGATGGCTATGATACTAAGTTTAGAACTCGTGATTTCAAAGAATTCTTTACTGAACGTGAAGATTTCCGTATGCAATTCTTACGCTTGGCTCGTGAAGTAATGGATGAATTGATTGCTCCAGTGCCTACAAGTGGTCAAGTTACAAATGCATCTATTACGAAAGACCTCATTGCGTCCTTCAGAGCATTGGAAGATTAAGTTATATATTATAAAGGTGATACAGAAGAGTATTGATTACTCTTCTGTATTTCATTTTATAATACTTTTAGAAAGGAGACACAATGGCGAACACATTGATTCTAGACGACGAGATTAATCGTGCTAGGCAAAGAATTCAGATTCCAGAACAAGTACTAGGGAAAGAGTTAATTCAGCCATTCCCAGCTAGTAGTTCTGGCAGTCGAAAGATTATGTATAGTGTCCATTCAGAACAATCTATGGCGCTATGCTATCCAGAAGTCCCATTCATTCAAACTGGCTTTGAGAATGAATTCGGACATCGCTCTACATCTTTCCAACAAGCTGATCAACGTAAGACTGTATTAGCTAGAATAGAAAGATATGCAATGACCCCAGGTCATGAGTATTATCTTATCGTCCATAATGAAGAGACAAACACTTTAGATATTCTTCATAAATTGGACTATAAGTATATCACAGAATCCTTTGGTTATGAGATTAATAACTCAGTTCTAAATAATCTTGTCGTAGGCAGTGTTATTGAGAAAGGAGACGTTATTACAAAATCTAAAGGGTTCGATGAGTACAACAACAGGATGGATGGCATCAATGTCTTATTAATGTATATTGCAAAGAATAAGACAACAGAGGATGCTATTGAGATTAGTGAGTCCTGTGCAAAGAGATTTAAATCACCACTAGTTAAGAAGATCTCATTCATGATTAATGAAAATGATATCTTACTTAATCTATATGGTAATAAGGATATCTATAAGGTTATCCCTGATATTGGTGAAGAAATCAAAGAAGGTATCTTAGCTGCAGTACGTCGAGAAAATAAAGAAGAAGCTCTATTCTCTCAAGTATTCAATAAGCTTCAAGATATTAATATGTCTGATGAGAAGATTACATCTAATGGTAGAGTAGTTGGTATTGAAATCCATACTAATAACCCAGACCTAATGGAGAACTCTATCTACAATACTCAGCTTAATATGTATTATCAAGACAATAAGCGATTCTGTGATGAGTTAATCCATACAGTACATAAACTTCAGGCAAACTATAAATGTGAGTTAGGATATGATCTACAAAAACTTATGCATACAAGTAAACAAATCTTGGATGGTGTTAAGTTCAATATAGATAGCAATGTATATTCTAACTTACAAATGGATGTATATATCCTAGAAGAGAATGAACTCCATGTTGGTGATAAACTAACTAACCGATATGGTGGTAAAGGTGTTATTTCTAATATCTTACCTGATGAACTTATGCCTCAAACTGAGGATGGTCAAAGAGTAGATATGAAGTATAACCAAGCAACTGTAGTCAATCGTTTAAATCCATCTCAATTATTTGAAATGGAAATCAACTCCGCATCAGCTGCAGTAGTTCGTAATCTTAATAAGCAAGACACTAATGGATCTCTTAAGAAGATTATAAAATTTGTAAGCTTCTTTAGTCCAAGTCAAGCTAAAGAAATGGAAGTATTTGTTAGTAATAGTAATCCATCAGTTCGTATGGAGTATCTAAACTCTATTATAGAAGATGGTAATATTACTATATCCATTTTACCAATGCAAGAACCAGTTACTATTGAAACTTTACAAAAAGTTCTAGCTGAGTTCCCAGAAACAAGACATGGGTATGTATATACTCCTATGCTTGATTCTTCCAATCAAGGTATTAGATTAGTTAAATCTCTAAGACCTGTACTTGTAGCTAAACAATACGTATGTCGTTTGAAACAATATGCAGAAGAAAAGTTCTCAGCCACAAGTATGTCTTTCAGCAACAACAAAGGTGAAAATAGCCGTAACAAATCTGCTGGTCTATATAAACCTGTATATACTAATACACCTATCCGACAAGGGGAAATGGAGATTAGTGCATTGACTCATATTGGTGATGATATCAATGTAATTATGTTAATGCTCTATAGTACAGCCCCTATTGGACGTAGATCTATCAAAGATCTATTGACTAAGAATCCTAATGATGTGGATATTACTTTATCTGCAGATGCTAAATCTAGATCTGCTGAGATTGTAAATGCATATCTTAAGGCTATTGGTCTAAAATTAACATTTGAGAAGGTTCCGAAGAAATATCAAGAAGCATTATTGTATGATATTCCAGATGAAGATTTCTATACACCTGCAATGCTCGAAGACTATTCTTATCTTAAAGCTCTAAGAGAGAATGATAAGTCTAAGATGACTATTACAGTTAAAGAGTTCAATGGCAAATATTATCCAGTATATGATAACTTTGTTGAACCTGGTATCCCAGCTATCATGGAAGGAGCTATGAGTAGTGAACCTCCAGAAGGTTATAGCGAAACAGATTCCTTATGGGTAACTAGGGGTATTAAGTACTTTAATAAATAAGGAGGCAATCATGATTTTAAGAGATCTTTATACGACTCTCTTACGTGGTAGTCTTGATAACGTCTTTGAAGACGAGAATTTAAGATTGATTAATGAACGGACTTCAGTTTTGTTAAATAAACCAAACTGGACCATTCAAGATGTAGATGATGCTGATACAATCTTACGTATCAGCAATGTCTTATATAATAATACAGATCTAGCTGTATTACCATTAGAAGATGGTGTTTATGATTTACTCTTAGAAGCTTATAAGAAATACAATCCTAACTTCCAAGTTGGATCTGATGTAGTTCACTTTAAGCTCCAAGGTAAAGGTAAGGCTACAAGTAATGAAAGTTATATTGAAGCTATAGTATCTTATCCGAAGGAAACTAATGATACTCTATATAGAGATACATTCATTGAAGTTCCAACGAATAGATGGCAACCTGCAATAGAATCTAATCACGCCACAGTATCTGATAGAGGTAGAGATACAGCTCATAAATATCCTCAATTAGTTGGTACTTTAGATAAGTGTAAATTTGTATTAGAGTCTGATGCAAAGAAAGCTTTTGTAGATAAAGATCCAAAAGTAAAGATATTTGAAAGAGACTTCTTAGCTAAACATGTTATGATGGGATTGATTAATTATCAAACTCCATTTGAAATGGTAGCAGAAATCAAATATGATGGACTATCTGTAGAAGCTGAAGTGAATAATAAAGTGGTCAGTGCTAGAACTCGAGGAGATTTAGATGCTGACTTGGCTACAGATTTAACTGATATCTTGTATGGTTATAGATTCCCTAATGAGTTATCCGATAATGAAGTTATCGGTATGAAATTTGAGGCAATCATTACCAAAGAAGATCTAGTTAGATTCCAGAATGCTACTGGTAAGACTTATAAGAATATGAGAACTGCAATAGCTGGTATCATTGGTTCAGCTAATGCTAGAGATTATATTGACTTCATTACATTAGTACCATTAGCAACTTCTTTAGACTTCAATAGTCGTATAGAAGAATTAGAATTCATGAATAGATACTTTGCTACTAAAGAGCCTAATAGATATAGAATCATTCAAGGTTACTATAGCAACGTATTATTCCAAGTGAATAAATTTGTCCAAGATGCGGATTGGTTTAGATCTTATATGCCATTTGCTTATGATGGTATTGTAGTATCCTATACCGATAAGAATATCATTCAAGCTCTTGGTCGAGAGAATCATGTAAATAAGTATAGTATTGCAATCAAGTTCAATGCTATGGTTAGATCTACAAGATTCCGTGGTTACCAATATACAGTTGGTAAGAATGGTGTTATTACACCGATGATTATGTTTGACCCAGTGGAATTCAATGGTACAGTCCATAACTTAGCAAGTGGTCATTCATATGAAAGATTCAAAGCATTATCATTAAGATACAATGATATTATTGATGTGACTTATGTCAATGATGTAATGCCATATGTATCTAGACATGATTGTGTAGAGAATGATAATAATCCAAGACCTATGGAGGAATTCATCGATAATTGCCCTGCCTGTGGTACTCTACTGGTAGAGTCCTATAGCGGCAAATCTGTGTCATGTCCTAATCCTAAATGCATTGGTCGTGGTATTGCTAGGATGGCAGATATGCTTAAAAAGATTAACTTTAGAGATTTCTCTGAAGCTACAGTTAAGGATTTAAGTATAACTTCATTCACTGATCTTCTTAATATTACACCAGATAGATTAGTAATCTTAGGTGATGTCAATAGTAAGAAGTTCATGGAGCGGGTAAACGAACTAAAGACAAAGCAAGTATATGATTATAATATCATTGGTGCTCTTGGCTTTACAGATATTGCAATTAAGACTTGGAAGATTGTACTTCATGCTTTGAAGATAGAAGAAGTACTAAACTTACCTGATAGTGAATTGCAAACTAAACTCATGAGATTAAAAGGGATCGGTAAAGTTGCAGTAGAGACTATTCTTAATGAACGTGAAGTCTTTGCTGAAGATCTTATTACTATCATGAAAATGAATAATGTAGTCAGAACTTATAACCTAGTAGATAATCGTAAGAAGATTGTAATCACTGGGTTTAGAGATGATACATTAGCAGAGAGAATGGCACCTCTTGGGTATTTCGTTACAGATACAGGTGTAACCAGAGATACAAATATTCTAGTGATTCCTCATGTGGGATTCAGTAGCTCTAAAGTAGACAAAGCACTCAAGTATGGTATCCAGATTGAGGCATTGCCTGACTTTAAAGCAAGATTTGGTTTGTAAAAAATTACAAACTAACTTACAGAATATTAATATATTATATACGTGATCATGATATAGTCTATGGTCACGTATTATATTTTATTTTCCATGCAAAGGAGACACAACCATGGTAAAAGACATTAAAGAAACAAACATTATTGAAACTGTATTGGAACGCTTGAAAGCAGAAGACCAAATTATTCTACGTTCCCATCAGTTTGTAAATGTATTGAAATCTGTACTATTTGGTGCAGTTAAATTCTTAGCAAACACTAAGTTTGAAAACGAAGCAGCGTTGCGTGTCAATGATAAAAATGGTACATTCATTGCTGGTATTGTTTTAGAACGTGCAGTAGATGATGAAGGTAAAAATTCCTTCGAAGCTCGCTTTGAGTTAGAAGAAGATGGTATTAAAGACATCGCTACTGTATATGATTTGAGTGACGAAGAAGTTCAACGCTTCTTGAATCGTTTCATGTATGTATTGACAAATAACAAATTCGTTAACAATGCATTCGTATTCGATATCACTCGTGTAATCTTATCTTCCGTAATCAACGCATTGATGAATCTTAATAAAACAGATATCGATGAAGATGGTTACGAAATCAAATTTGATGAATATCTTACAGTTACTGCAACTGAAGAAGATGGTAAACGTGTTATCGACTTCGAACCAGCTGTCGATATGAAGAAATTCATTAAAGACGATAAACTCGTTGACGTTGAATAATAACTGATAATATTGGAGGTTAGGTGAATAACCTAACCTCCCATTGTATCTTTTATTTTTAATCGGAGACACGTGAAATGAAAAAAGGCGTAATAAATGGAACGATGTATACGATCTATGACTTCGATACGGCAATGAAGAATGCTGAAGACATCAACATTGCTATCGAAGAAGATGGTAAAGTCTTTCCTATTATAGGCAAATCTAATGCATATCAAACTAATGGTGTTGTACTTGATGGATGTATGGCGACTTTCATCAGTGCAGATAAAGACCAGTCTAAGTATGAATTAGATACTATGAAGATTATTGATTTTAGTAATGCTAAAAGCATGCAAGATCAGATTGAAAAGTCTAGTGAGTTACGTTCTATGGAAGAGACTATCTTGATTAATCCAGATAATATCTTCAACGTTAGAATAAAACCAAATGACTTACCTGAGATGATCGGTTTAAAGGAAGCTGTTAATCGTAAGAATATTGATATCAACAAATATGCTTATCGGTTTGGGGATAACTTTAATAATGACCGTCGTCTATTTGAAAAGGATACTATCACGTTAGCAAAGATTAAGACAATCTCTGAAGCATTAGATATGGATTGTTATATAATCTTTGAAGATAGAGAACCAAATGTACCTAATCCAATTGGGTCACAAATTAAAGTTAAGATCACCAATATTGGGGAGGGTGACAATGAACACACAAGCTAAGTTTATCGCAGATTATAACGATAAAAATAGACCTAAGTTCAATGACAAATTCTTCACTAAGTCTGATGATGATATCATTGAAGACTTGAAGGATGTTATTCTTTCATGCGAAAGAAATAAATTCTATACTATCAAAGTATTAGGATTTGAAGTTATAGATGATTACACTGAAGTACAGAAGTTACTTATTGGTGATGAAACTCCATCTATATCTATTAAAGACTCTGACCTTAAGATATTAAAAGTAACTTATCATGTAGCTTGTACTAAAGATGAGGATACTTTTGATGTACTTATTGCGATCCCAAGAGTTATTGATGGGGCATATATCCATTTGAATGGTAATGACTATTTCCCATTATTCCAGCTAGTAGATGGTAGTACTTATAATAATACTACGGCTGCAGCTGCTAAGACTCAATCGATTACACTTAAGACAAACTCCAATGCAGTTAAGATGCTTCGTAACTTCGTTGATCTAAATACAACGAAAGAGAAGACATTACGCATGGCTATGTTTAGTGTATATCTATTTGACCATAAGGTTACACTATTCGAATACTATTTAGCTAGATTCGGATGGTATGAAACTTTAAGCAAGTTTAACTTTGAAGATATCATTAAGATTTCTGATCATGATATTGACGATCCAGAGTATTATACTTTTGCTATCGCCAATGCTCATATGAAGAATCCATTCTATATCTCTGCAGTAAAATCATTTGTAGATAATGATCGTATCTTACAATCTTTTATTGCATCATTTGCTAAAGCTATAAGCTTATATGCAACTAAGAAGACTACATTAGACCAAATCTATACTACAGAATTCTGGGTATGTAAATTGGGTTATAACTTTGTATCTTCTGAAACTTCAGTATTCACTAAAGGTAATGCAATCATTGAATCTTTGGAAAACTCTTATGATATTCCAACTAAGAAACGTTTGCGTTTACCTGACCATATCAAAGAAGATATCTATTCTGTATTGAAATGGATGGCATGTGAGTTCTCTTCAATTCGTTTGAAGAATAACTTAGATGCTTCCTCTAAACGGATTAGATGGTCTGAATATATTGCAGCTATGTATATCATGCTAATCAATGTTAAACTTAGACGTTTACCAGAGAAGCATGATCCTAACATGGAAGCTTATCGAATCAAACAGCAATTGAATACACCACCAATGGCTTTGATTGCTGAATTACAGAAGTCTAACTTAAAAGGTTTCCGTAATATGGTTAACGATAGAGACTCATTCTTACAATTAAAGTATACCATTAAAGGTCCATCTGGTCCTGGGGAATCTAATAGTAAGAATGTAGCACGTAATGTACGTGCAATCGATCCATCTCACTTAGGGATTATCGATTTGAATACATCTTCCGCATCAGATCCTGGTGTAGGTGGTATGTTATGCCCACTCAACTATGGTGTATATGAATGGAATTCTTTCACTAATGAAGAAGAACCTAATGTATGGGATGATAACTTCAGTAAGATGCTTAATATATACCGTGAAGAGAAAGGTTATACATCTGCAATCATGTTAGCAGATGATGCTGGATTAGAATTGACAGATAATAGAGATCCTGAAGCTGTAGCATTTGATGCCAATTTACTTGGTCAAACAATTGCTAAGGTAGCTAGAACTCGAGCATTTGAGAAACAACTTCGTCCAGCTTTAATTAACATGGAAGACAGCTGTTCAATATACTTTGAGGAGGTTTAAGATGGCTGATATCTACTACAGATATTTCGTGTTCTCCAGAACTCAAATGGAAGCACTTAAAGAACGCTATAATAAACTTGGTAAAGATATTGAATTCGGTAAAGTAGTAGTTGGCGGTGTCAAGAAAGAATACACTGATATTCTTCTTGACATGAGTCAAGCTAAATACTCCGATTCAATTAAAGTTGCTGAGGGCGATATTCGCCGTATTATTTATACGAAGACTAAATAGGAGGATTCTATGCAAGTAGGACAAGCAAACACTGATATTCATAATTTTGGTCACTATCTAGTTAAGCTTCTTGATACAAACTCTTTATATTGGGATAAACTAGAAAGTATTTCTCCAGACTATGATCTTCTCAATGACCATAACGAAAGTTACTTTATTAAGACTGATGAACTTCTTGCAGCTAAAGAAGGTTTCATCATTAGCTCTCATTCATATGGTCGTAAGTTAAATATTCGTGGTAAAAATATCATCTTGGTATACAATGAAGATATTGATGCTGAATACTTAACTGATAACCCATTCAGTGTAGCTGTGAATCGTGAATCCGATTCTATGCATACATTATTGATTAACTTTAACGTATTTGTTAAGTTAGTTGCTAAGAAAGACTATAATGGTATTTACTCTTTCTTCGCTACATTCTTTAAATGGTTATGTGGTGCAGAGTCTGCACAATCCCATTTATATTCCGTTCTTACATATATCGATGTAGTTTACCATAATCTAAACTTAGAGAAAGTTAAAACTTTCATCGATTTCAATCTTGCTGAATCCACTGATATCTTAAGCCAAGTAGTTATGTCTAAATTCAACGTGCCAAACGTACATGGATTTACATCTAGAGTGTTGGCTATCATGGAAGTTGATAATAATAACATCTTTGCAGAGTTGTACTATTATCCAAGATATACTAATGATCTTATTAAGGCTGGTATCGAACCAGAATTCAGTCTTAAAGGATTCTTAGCTACTATCGAAGAAGCATTTGAACATCAACATGATGAAAATATTGAATTACGTGATGCATTCATCGATGCTAACTACTTTAATAATGCTACTATGGAAGTTGATGCTGAAAGTAAATATGAAAAGATTGTATTCACTCAATTACTTGAGTTTGAACCACGTCTAGAACAGCAAATCGATTTACTATTCAGTATGCCTAAAGAACTTTTGGAAACTACAATGGATATTATCTATAAAGCTATTGGTGACTGTATTGAAAAATACGGCATCAAAGAAGTAGATCCAGAAGAAGAAAAAGAACGTAAACTTCAATTAGAATCTGATATTGAAGATCAAATCAAGAAAGCTATTGAAGGAATGGATAAGAAATAATATATTACCCTCTAGGATACATAATCCTAGAGGGTTTTATTTTTTAAGGTGGTGAGATATATGAAAGAAGCAGTTATTGATAACTGTACTTGCCCTAAGTGTTATTCAAAGAACTTTGATTTATATACTGCAAATGGTAAACCAGTAAGTTATGCTAATATCATTCTTGCATTTAGTAAAGATCCTAAACAAGTACTAGATAATTTGAATAGATACCAATTGTATAAATTCAAATGCAATGATTGCGGTAAATCTTTCTCTATTGATTGGAAATGGGGATTACCATACCCTACTATGGAGAAAATAGACGTATAGCCTCGAACAAAGCAATAATAAATGAAAGGAGAATTTACTTATGATTTCAAAGAATAATCTACTATATGTCATAGGTGCTATTATTTATATTGCTTGTTTCGGTTACATTGTACATGATATGCTTCAAGCTCCTGAAGGTCGTGTATTAATCTTTATTTATACCACTTCAGTGATTTTGACTGCATTAATTATTGTAATTGGTTATAAGATATCTAAGGCACTCTTACACATACTTGAAAAGTATATGGGAGAGTGATAAGATATGATTGAAATAACTATAGCTATTCTTATCGCAGCAGGCATGCTGACTGTTATTTCTAACATTAGCTTCATTGTTAATGTCGGATTAATTATGTTAACAGTGTTATGTGTCTTATCTAATGACAATAACAAAAAAAGGTAAATTTATGATGGCTTTTGATCTTTTATTGGCATTAGTTATCGTAGGTAGTATTGTCTACAAATATATGAGTGGACAAGAGCTTACTCACGATTATATAATGTCCATAATGTCAGTAGTCTTACTATTTATTATCTATAAATCTATAAAAGTAAAATAGTAATCTACACTAAACAAGTTAATACTTTATGTATAATTTGTTATGGAGAGGGATGTTATACGTAATGAATGTAACTTTAGCGATAACGGCATTGTTTATCATCATTATTATATCTCTATTGTGGATGGTAGCTAGAGTCTTGTATAAAGATCATCTATCTGATTCTCCACTCTATATAATAACTGATAAACGCAGTATGATTATTGACGAAACAGATAACTATCTTAAGTTAATCCATAACGAGAGATCAATATTTCTGGTAGAACTCAATGGTGAATTCTTTGTTAATGTAACTGGAAGATCATACGATCAAGTAAAGATTGGTGATCAAGTTATATTAGCATCTGGTCCCACTACTCGGGACTTCATTATTAAAAAATTGTAGGTAAATTGTAATGAAACTATTATCAATCCGACTTGAAAATTACATAGGTATTTACAATGGTCGTGGTGATAATATCTTAGAGGTAGACTTATCACAGTCTACCTCTAATATCGTCATCATTCGTGGCTCTAATGGTTCAGGTAAGTCCACTTTATTAAAAGCGTTATCTCCACTTCAAGATGATAATACTGCTATTATTCCTGGGTTGGAGGGTAAGAAAACTTTAAGATATCTTTACAATGGTGAAGTATACGAAATACTATACGTTCATCCAGTAAAGACAGATGGCTCTAGAGGTCAAGTTAAGATGCAAGTATATAAAGGAATGAACCGTGTTGAGTTGAATCCTACTTGGAACGTGACTTCTGGTAAAGACATCATATTTGATTTATTTAATCTAGATGCTAATTTCCTTACACTATCTCAGCTATCATCTGAAGATAGAGGGTTGGCTGATAAGAAACCTGCAGAACGTAAGAAGTTCGTTAATAGTATTATTAATGGTATTGAAGTATACAACAACATGTATAAGGTCATTACTAAGAAATATTCTACGTTCAAGAATCTAATTAGTACAATCTCTTCTAAGATTAATCAAATTGGTAATATAGAAGAATTGAACTCTAGATATAATAATATTTCAAGACAAGTTGAAGATGTATCTAGAGAACGAGATAGAGCAGTTATTGAAGCATCTAAGATTGATGCGGAGATAGGTATCTTAACTAGAGATAATAATCTTGAAGAATTCTATAAGATTAACGAAGAGATACGGGATAATCTAGATTATATTAGAGCATCCAAATCCCAAGTTATTAATCTTTCTAAAGGAGAATTATCTAGTGAAGATCTAAATGAACTAAAAGATATTATTGATAGTAGTCTGCACTCTTTTGATAGAGATATATCTAAATGGAGAGCAGAAGAGACTATAGCTAACTCTAAGATTGAAAGTATAAGTAGAGATAAAGATGAAATATTTGAATCTTTACAATCTAAGATTACTAAGCGTGGTACTTTATTAGATGGAGGATTCAGTGATTCTGATCTAACTCTATATAAAGATACTAAAGCTAAGATAGCTGAACTTGATAATGATATCAATAGTTTAAACTCCTCTATTAAAAATCTTTCCGAAGCAGAGGCTTTAGTTAATGCTATGGAAATGATTGTCCCAGTGTTAGATAGTCTTTATAATGGGTTAGATGCTACCACTAAGAAAGAAAAATATGATTTCGTTAAGACTACACTAGATAACGATGGTAAGTATGTAGACCAAACCGTTGAGTTATCTTGTACTTATAGTGAAGTATCTAGAACTGTGACTGAATTAGAATCAGAAATCTTAGCATATGAGATTCTATTCGATAAAGCTAAGTCTTTAGCTTTACGCCCTAAGGATTGTAAGATAGATGATTGCTCTTTTGTTAAAGAAGCAATTGAAGCATCATCTAAACATCCAGAGAAACGCATCAATGATATCAATAAAGAAATTGATGAGTCTAATAAACTCTTAAAATCTCTAGAGAAAGATATTGAGTCTTATAAAGAACTCTATGATTTCAATAAGAGATTCACCAATCTTCATGGTATGGTATTATCTTTCAGAAAGCTATTAGAAAAGAGTCCTGTTGATTATATCATCGACCCATATCAACTATTAGCTTCTTTAGACCATATGGAAAAACTAATGATTGATTTCAATCAGATTCGTGGTATCTTTAATATTATCACGACTAAATCTAACTATGAGGAAATCATTGAATCTTTAAAAGAACCAGCGGCGAAGTATGAAGCAAACAAGGCTCTAATCGATGAATTAGATTCTGACATCGCTTCATTGAAAGATAAACTGTCAACTATAAGTTTACAGTTGACTACTGAGAATGAATCTATTGGTGAAATCACTACTAATATCTCTGTAACAGAGTTTAAGACTGAGATTTATACTAAATGTAAGTCTTTAGTAGATGAGTGTATTGGACTTGAAGAGAGAAACAATGAGCTTCAATCTCAAATCAATTCTTTATCTGATATTGCCTTTAAGGTTAAAGACCTTGAGGGTAGAATGGATGAAGCTAAGTCTCGTGCAGATAGACTAAATAATGACTTAAATGCTATTCTTAATGAAAGAGATAAGATAGCATCCAATAAAACGTTATTAGAAGACTATATCAGGGACCTAGACCTGTATAACAAGAATTTCTCGATTCTCGAAACTATACGTTACTATTTAAGCCCAACTACGGGCATCCAGACAGTGTTTATGAGAACGTATATGGGAAATATTATTTTGAAGGCTAATGAATTACTCAGTTTGATATTCAATGGTCAATTCATTATACAACCATTCGTAATCAATGAAGCTGAATTTAGAATACCTTGTTTAGGTAATGGATTGGTTAATGATGATATCTCATCTATGAGTACAAGTCAAATCTGTATGATTAGTATGATCTTATCATTTGCTATTCTATCTAACTCTTCAACAGATTATAATATCTTAAAACTAGATGAAATTGATGGTGGTCTTGATACAGAGAACCGCATTCAATTCATTGGTCTATTGAAACAACTTATTACCATGGTAGGATGTGAGCAATGTTTCCTTATTAGTCATAATATGGAATATGATGCTGACACTACAGTGATTGATATGGCTGCACGTCCAGTATTAGTTAGATAGGAGGTCCTATTACATGTATGATTTCGCAAGTGCGTATATATTAGCTCAAACTTTAGAGATTGTTGCATCTGCGGCTGCAATTGGTTTAGTTATAACTATGGTTGTTCAAGATTAATAAAGTAGGCTAGTCTCTTAGTAGACTAGCCCTATTTCTTTTTTTGTAATACTTCTAAAATATAGCTGTATATTATTAACGTGATATGATATAGTTATATTTAATTTAGGAGGTAAATATCATGTTAGGACATTTAAAAATTTTCATAGTTGGATTGATTGCATTAGCTTTTACTTATTTCATTGATCAAAGTAATCAAGATTCTTTAGGAATCATCATTCTATTAGCACCATTATATTCTATTGGTGCTATCATTAGCCTTATCGGTCTTGCTGGTATGGCTGACAGCATCATTAATCCATTACCAAAACGTAGAAGAGCTAGACGATAAAAGTCTAGCTCATTATTTTTTGACATTCTATTAATATTACTTTTCCCCAAGGAGGAAACAACAATGAAATCTGAATTATTTGTTATCTTAGCAAGTATGGTTGCTATTGGTCTTAATGTATTATCAATGGGTGCATCTATTGTAAATATAATGGATGGATATAATTTGAAATTGTCTTATGCATTAGTATGCACAAACATCTCTCTTATCATTATTTCTATTATTTTATCTTACGTAGCAGTAAGTTTAAAAAACAACAAATAAAAGACATTTTAGTAGGAGGAATATATGTTTAGAAAGAAAACTCGATTGTATCTAATTCATATAATCTCTATGAATGTCTGTATATTAGCTGCAAGTTATTTACGTAATTTTTCTATGTTACTGATGTGGATATTACTTATACCTGCAGCTATTTCATTGACATGGTTATTATATAACTCTGTTGATAGAAGGTGAAATTGTTGATTAAGTTGTTTAGTCTTATAGGAATCTTAATATGTCCATGGATGATATTGATTCCTTTATTTTTGTTAGAATGGATTACTGGTTCCCATATGCGAGATACACCTTACGTGATTGGGATACTAATAATCTATGATTTTGGCATGGCATTTCTATTAGCATATAGATATATCATGGATAAGATTGGAGGGAAATAATGATACCTAGTGACAAGCTAACTAAGTATGATTACTACTATCTATCAGTAGCTAATCAAATCTTGAGTAATGGTGATATGCGAGATAACCGTACAGGTATTAGAGCTATCTCATTACCACATGTTTGCATGACATTTGATTTGCAAGATGCATTTCCAATTCTAGCTTCCAAATTTGTAGGATTTAAAACTGCAGTGAAGGAGCTATTATGGATTTGGCAAATGCAATCTAACGATGTACGCAAACTCCAAGATATGGGTGTACATATCTGGGATGAATGGATGCGTGAAGATGGTACTATTGGTAAAGCTTATGGATATCAATTAGCTAAATATAAGCAAGTTGATAATCTTATTAAGACTATCAAAGAAGATCCAACTAATAGACGTATGGTGGTAACTCTTTGGAATATCGAAGACTTACCAGATATGGCTTTGCAACCATGTGCATTCCAAACTCTCTGGAATATTAATCATGGTAAACTGAATTGCATGCTAACTATTCGTAGCAATGATTGGTTCTTAGGTCAACCATTCAACGTTACACAGTATGCAGTATTAGTTCATATGATTGCTCAAGTTACTGGTTATGAACCTGGACAGTTGACTGTATGTATTAATGATGCTCATATATATGAGAATCATATACCTCAAATGCAACAGCAAATGGGTTTAGTAGATCTGAATGATCTTACAGATACTATTAAGACTAATAGAGAATATAAGCCTCAATTGGTTTTAAATCCAGAAGTCAAAGACTTCTATGATTTTAAGATCGAAGACTTTACTTTGGAAGGATATACTCCAGGTCCAAAGATTAAAGCAGAAGTGGCAGTTTAAGAAAGAAAGATCAGGGATAATATGCTATTAACTCTCATAGCAACTTATGACAATTCACGGCATCTAGTTAATTCAATGGGAGAGAAGATTTTAACAGTGCCAAAATTCGAAACAGATATGAGAAATATCACTCTAGGTTGTACTGTAATCATGGGAAGAGAGACCTTTGAGAAACAACCTAGTTTGTTAAACCATAGAAACTATATAATTTTGAGTACAAACAAAAATTACAAAGTATCTAATTCAAAAGTAAAAGTAATGCATTCTCCTGAGGAGATCATTCAATACTTAGAGGATACTGATGTAAAACAAGCATACGTAGTTGGAGGTGCTAAGACATTTAGCTCCTTTACTAAGTATGCGACAAGATTTATAATCTGTCACTTGCATACAAATAATCTGCAAGGACGTGAAAAATTCCCACTTCTTAGGAAAAAAGATTTCCATATAGAAGCATCTGCTTCTAAGCAATACTATGATACTGATGAAAAGAAGAGCTATACATGGCATAAAGAGACTTTCTTCAGACGTGATGAAAGTAAGAGAATTGATATGCGTAGATCTAAAGTTCCATTAGTTTTATCATTACACAATCAATTAAAATAAATAATAGACATATATTATTGATGTGAATTATTGGTTATAAACATTGCCTATCCGTTGTCGTACAGATAGGCAGTAGTTTGTAATATATAGGTATTTTTAATATTATTACAGGAGGTTCTATTATGAACACAACACACAAAATGAACAAAGTTATTCTTTCCGCAGCTATTATGGCTGCAATCACTGGCACAGCTATGGCAGCAGGTGTAAATAACACCGTGGATTCCAATGCGACACTTTATGGTGCCGAATCCTATGGTAAGTCCAATACTATTACTGCAGGTGGTACAAGTGCATTTGCTGTAGGCTATAACAACACAATTACAAAAGACAACTCATTCGTATATGGTAATGCGAACAAGGTGAATGGAACTAATTCCATCGCTGGTGGCGAATACAGTAAAGCAGCTGGTCGTAACTCCGTTGCAATCGGCTCTAGTGCGGAAGCATTAAAAGATAATACTTTCGCTATCGGTTCCCAAGCACGGGCAGCTGCAGATAACACAGTAGCCATCGGTAATGGCTCCTACGCTACTAATACTAATGCATTGGCTATTGGTGTTACTACTACAGCAGATGGCAAAGATGCTATTGCAGTCGGCTCACATGTTCAAGCTAACTCTGAACATGCAGTAGCTATCGGTACAGCAGTTACTGCTAAGAGTAATGATAGCATTGGTATCGGTCATGGGGTTGTTACTAACCATGAGAATAGTATTGCTCTTGGTAATGGTGTAGTTAATAACCTTAGTAATAGTATCGGTATTGGTAACGGAGTTGCTACTGACTTCAACACTATTGGTATCGGCAATGGTGTTACTACTAACGTACAAGACACTATTGCTGTTGGTAATGGAATTACATCCGATGGCGAATCTTCAGTAGCTATTGGTAATGGCATCAATGCTGGTGGTGTTAAAACTGTAAACATTGGTACAAATGTAGCAGCCAAAGGTGTATCTTCCATTGTTGTTGGTCGTGATACAACTGTAAATGGCGATGATACTACAGTAGTAGGTGCTAATAATGGTACTGTTAGTGCTGGTCAATCTGTAGTGGTTGGTTACAACAACAAAGTTGTTGGTACTGATCCAGAACAAATTATCGTTGGTTCCAATAGTAATACTAACGGTCAAGGTGCCATTGCAGTAGGCACTCATGCTGAAGCAACTGCAGTAGACGCTATGGCAATTGGTAATAACACTGTTGCTGATCAAGCTAATAGTGTTGCTATTGGCACAAATTCTACTACTGATACTGTAGTTAGTACAGATCATATTCATATTAATGGTGAACGATATGAATTTGCAGGTGGTACAGCTGATAGCACTATTTCTGTTGGTACAACAAATAAAGCCGGAGCTGGCGGTGTAGCAGACTACAAACGTACCATTACAAACGTAGCAGCAGGTAGAATTGATGGTACATCTACTGATGCAGTTAATGGTTCTCAACTTAATGCCGTAATTAATGCTCTTAAATTTACAACTGTTGCTGATGGTAAAAATACTACTGTTGCTGAAACTACAAACATTGACGGTGGTAAAGAATTCTCCGTTAATGTCAATAAAGATTTGTATGATATGAACTCTGCTAACTTTGGAGCAACTGCAGAACCAGTTAGAAGTGTTGTAAATAAAGAAAAAGCTCATTTCTTTAATGATAATACAAACACAAACGCTAAAGTAGATGCTAATGGTATTAGTCTAGAGAATACAGATACTTTAGATACTGCAAGCTATACTATGAATGGTATGACTGCAGATAGCAACGGTAAACGTGTTGAGTTTACTACAAATAATATCACTGTAGGCAATCAACAAATTCATGACGTTGTAGCTGGTACAAAAGATACTGATGCTGCTAATGTAAAACAATTAAACGATCTTCGTAAAGATGTTGAAGATTTCGCTGAAGCTCAAAATGGTATTAATACTGCAGTTGAAAGTACTTTAGCTAACCATAAAGATGCGATTAATAAAGCAGCAGCTGAAGCTAAAAAGCATAGTACTGTAGTAGCTGGCGACAATGTAGTAGTTACAACTTCTACTAATGCTAATGGTGGTGTTGAATACAAAGTAGCTGGTAAAAAAGATGTAGATTTAACTTCTGCATCCTTTGGTTCTGTATCCGATCCTGTACACAATACTATCACTAAAGATGGTATGGGTGTATTCAATGGCGATGTAGACGCTCAATACAAAGCTAACGGTATTGTAATTGAAAACCGTGATAACTTAGATAGTGCAACTCATGACATTAATGGTGTAGTTGCTGATTCTAATAACCGTCACGTTGCATTTACAACAAATGGTATCGATGCAGGCAACCAAGTTATCACTAAAGTAGCTGCAGGTACAAAAGATACTGATGCTGTTAATGTATCTCAATTAAATAAAGTTAATAATGCCCTTAATGGTGTTAAACAAAATGTAGCTGCTAATACTGCAGACATTCGAGCTATTGAGCATACAGTAGGTGATCATGAAGGTCGTATTACTGCAAATGAAAGTGCTATCAAAGGCTTAGAAAACAAA